CCCACTTGACTGCCATCTTGAAACCTTCTTGAGGACTGGTCAGACCAGCACAAAGGATTTCGCAGATCGAACCGGAGTCCAGTTCATCCTTGATGTCCTTCATCTTCTGCATGAACGCAACTGGCGAAAACTCTATATCGCCAGCACCAACACCCAGACGCTTTGCTTCCCTGATCTCTTTCATGCGAGCGTTTGCAGCAGGCACGAACTCATCAGGTGGCAGTGTCATTGCGCGATCGACAAAATCGCTCATTTCCTCAGGAGGAAGTTTTGCGAGTGCATATGCATTTGCCAATCCAATTTTGCCTTCGTTAACGAGATGTGCAATATCCTCGTTATCGATCTTAGTCAGACCAAGACGCTCTTTGATCCAAGCGGTAGACTTACCGAGCTTAGCTGCCAATTCCGTTTCCGTCATCAACGGATTACGGGAAAGGATTCGCAGCATCTGCTTGGAGTATTCTACTGGACGTGTTTCGATCTTATGAATGTTTGCCATGATCTGCGCTTCGAGTGTCTCATCGTCATTCAGATCTACGATGTCTACATTAATCTCTTCGAGACCCGCATCTTTGGATGCAGAGAATCGATGGAGACCATCAACGAGTTCGTAATAGTCCTGCCCAGTCTCAGCGTCTTTCTTCGGACGAACGGTGATTGCACCGAGGAAGCCCTTAGAACGGATTGATTCGACCAATCCAAGATAACGCTCATCGTCATGATTTACCGATCGCAGAGCAACAGGATTCTCCCTGATTTCCGTAACCGACACTACTGTTAACTTACCCATAGTCCCACTCCTTTGTTGTTGATTTGATAATCAACATGTTTACATAATCAAATCAGATTTGATTATGATTACGCAATCACTTCACCCGAAGTGACCGCCCGACAAAACACTCTAGCCTTTTTTCGGGAAAAAGTAAAATATTGTGAATTGCTATATATAAGGAAAGAAAAGACATAAACTATTGCCTTGCAAGGGTTTACGTCTTTTTACTCACTGACGCGGTTTTACTAGCTATATATATTTACTTTTTCCCTTATTACTTTTAATCTATCTCTACAGAAAAGAGTCAGTAAGATATAGTGGTAAGCAATTGCCTTACAAGGGTTTACAGAAGTCGTTTTACTTTTTCCCGTAAATAGGCTAGAGTATATTAGAAGTCGTATGACTTTGTTAATCTGATTTGATTAAGATAATGGTTATGTTACCTCAATCAAATCTTTTTATGATTTTGAAATCATTAGCAGGACTAAGGATTTATGCCAACAAAAACGCAAGCAGTAAACTTGTTTCTACGGGCTAAGACTCATGCCGATTTAGCCAATCTGTACAGTCTCAATATGGAGTGTCAAGTTAATGTAGCTCAAGACGGCGGGGAGCGTGTTGAGGATTCCTTTAAGGGTAGAACATGGCATGGTTGGACTGATGGGTTAACAACGTGGAAGTCTTTCCGTATACCCTATAAGGCTAGTACTGATCCAGAATATACCGACTATGAAATGAAATATGATTTAGCGTCACACGTTGAAGCTATAGGTATGACTGGTTGGGATTGGAAGAATCGTGTTAGTAAGTGGGTTGCCTATGACTTTGATGCAATCGTAGGACACTCTGACAAACACGCCAACAAACTTACCAATAAAGAACTAGATGCTGTACGTGATGCCGCTTGTGAGATAGACTGGGTTACAGTAAGAAAATCAACAAGCGGTTCTGGTCTACATATATACGTATTACTTGATGACATACCCACTTCAAATCACAATGAGCACGCTGCACTAGGCAGGTCAATATTGGGTATGATGTCAGCAATCACTGGCTTTGACTTTGCTTCCAAGGTAGATATATGCGGTGGCAATATGTGGGTATGGCATCGTAAGATGGAAGGCACTGAGGGTCTTAAGATCATTAAGCAAGGGTGCAAGCTTCTGGATGTTCCGTCAAACTGGATGGATCATGTTCAAGTAATCACAGGTAGTAGACGGAAGAACTTGCCACAGGATATTGATGCTGGGTCTGCTGAAGATCTGTTTGCTGAGCTTACAGGACAGCGTCCTAAGGTTCCGCTAGATGCAGATCATAAGCGGCTAATTGAATACCTACGGGAATCAAACGCCTTATGGTGGTGGGATCAGGATCATCATATGCTTGTGTCACATACACACTATCTTAAGTTGGCACATGTAGAACTTACTCTAAAAGGATTCTTTGAATCTAATACAGACGCTAGCAACTTGAATGAGCAGAATTGCTTTTTATTCCCGTTGCGTAAAGGCGGTTGGACAGTACGTCGATACTCAATAGGAGTGCAAGAACATGAAAGTTGGTCGCAAGATGGTGCAGGTTGGACAAGGTGTTTCTTTAATCGTGAACCAGATTTGCAGACGGCTGCTAGAGCTTTTGGCGGATTGGAAGATCCGAAAGGAGGCTTCATACTACGAGAAGCGGAGATTGCTGAGAAAGTTGGTGAGTTGCTCGGAGTACGTCTCAATGTCGGAACACCCATGCGAGGAAGAGAAACACACCTTAAAGAACATCGCGATGGAAGATTGCTCGTGGAAGTTGAACGAAAGGAGCAAGACCTAGCAGATGAGATGAAGGGATGGCTTCCTAAGAAAGATAAATGGATTAAGATGTTTAATGCTCAGGTTGCATCACCAACTGAACCTGATGTCGGTAACTATGATGATATGGTTAGACACTTAGTTACTGAGACTAGCGAAGACTATGGTTGGATGATAAAATCAGATAGTACTTGGAGAAGTGAACCTCTTACACACATACGCGTTGCACTCATGTCACTGGGCATGAACAACAAAGATGTCACTGGTGTCCTTGGTTCAAGCATCTTTAAGTGCTGGAGAGTTGTTAACAAACCATTCCAGCCAGAGTATCCTGGTGATCGTGAGTGGAATAGAAATGCAGCACAACTTAAATATCTGCCTAGCAAAGATAAAGAGAATCTGAACTACAGAACTTGGCAAAGATTGCTTGATCATTGTGGCTCTGGATTAGATGAATCAGTAAGACATGATCCTTGGTGTAGAGCAAATGGAATAGTAAAAGGCGGAGACTATCTTAAGTGCTGGATAGCTAGTCTATTCCAAGAACCACTAGAACCTCTACCCTATCTGTTCCTATATGGACCTCAGAATAGCGGTAAAAGTATATTGCATGAATCACTTAGTTTGCTTTTAACAAAAGGATACAAGCGTGCTGATGCTGCATTGATTTCACAAGCTGGATTCAATGCTGAACTTGAAGGTGCTTTGATCTGTGTTGTTGAAGAAACTGATCTGAAGAAGAATAATATAGCATATAATAGAATCAAGGATTGGGTTACAAGTAGAGAGTTAAATATCCACTGTAAGGGTAAAACTCCATACCACATATCCAATGCTACACACTGGATTCAATGTGCTAATGACCATCAGGCTTGCCCAATCTTTACAGGTGACACGCGTATAACGATGTGTTATGTAGAACCATTGAGTCCGATTGACTTAATCCCAAAGCGTGATCTTATCATCATGCTGGAGAAAGAGGCTGGTGATTTTATGGCATCTGTCTTAGACTTGGAACTTCCTGCTTCTATAGACAGATTGAATGTTCCTGTTCTAAGTACCGAGGATAAGACTATCGTGCAACAGTTGAATCAAACTGACTTAGAGCGATTCATATCTGAAAAATGTTCATATGCAAATGGTATTGAGATTAAGTTCAGTGAATTTGTAGAACAATTTCATGAGTGGATTGACCCAAATGAAATACACAGATGGAGTAAAATCCGTGTAGGTCGTGAGTTGCCTCCTCAATTTCCTAAAGGACGCAGTAGGCAGACCGGTCAATTCTATATTGGTAATATCGGATGGGCTAATAATGAACACCCTACCAACCTTCCTAAACTGACCATTAATGACGGGTTCTTGGAGCCAGCTAATGACAACAATGCGGGATAGATTAAACAATCTTTCGATTGATCATCAGAGACAGTTGCAGTATGCTTTTGAGCAACAGTTCTCACAATTCGTAGAGATCGGTGATAGTAAGTTTGTTGGTGTGAATGTTAAGCACATTGCCCACCTACAGATTGAAGAATCAGCTGGGACGTGGAGCTATGGAACAATCAAAGGAAAGTAAAATAATCTTGATGGTCGATCCAAAGAGTGTGGATAAACTATCATTCATCACTGGATCGCCAAATAGTAGATTAAAGCGAATGGTTGAACAGAATTGTACCTTTACCTCCAAGATAAGAATTCGAGGGAATTGGGATCAAAATAATAATAGAGTTATCTCTTACATGTGCGGGGTTGACTTCAAGGCATTTTTAGAAGGCAAGCCAAGAGTTGTACCGTATGATTGGGAAAATCTCTTTGAGAGTATGCAGACAAAGGGATACACACAAGACCCTGGTGGCAGGTATGTGGAAATTGGGATAGGCAGGACTGGTGAATATTTTCTGGCAGACGGTCGACATAGATTGTTAATTGCTCAATACTTAAACATAGAACTAATACCAGTGGAGGTTGTATATATTCATGAGTTATATGATAACACATAATGATTATGTAAGGCTAACCGAAGGATGGACTGAGCCAATCTACCAAGAATGGAAAACGATTGAAGAGCGTCTATACTTTCTAGCTCCACATCTTACTGTGTTTCATGATAAAACAGTATTGGAGATTGGATGTAATGCCGGTATACAGATTGCTCTAATCATGCAGCATGCTAAAAGTTATACAGGTATTGAGCCAGATGCACATTACCATACGCAAGCGTGTTTATTGCGGAGCCATCTTGATGGTAGTAAGATTCAAGTAATCAATACAGGGGTTAGAGAGGCACTTGAGACATACGTACTTGGCTTTAATGCATTCTTTGGTTCGAATATATTATACTGGTTATCCGATGCCGAACTGAATTTACTTAAATATGAAATACTGTATAAGTGCGATCGTGTTGTGATTCTAACTAGAGCAAAGGAACGTAAGACGCAATACAATTCGAGATTTTTAAATCGACAAAAGAGTGTAGAAGAATTTCTACAGGAGTCTGGATTCATCGTTACATCATTTACACTGCCATTACACCGAGTCAATGGCAGCTATGCTGGCGGGTATTTTGTAACTGTGGGCACCAAATGAGTAACACTATAATTCCAGAGGTGTATCATAAACAATTCTTAGAGCTGTTCTGGGCTCGAATGAATAAACAACATGGAATATGGAGAATGATTATGGGCGAAAATATATATGAGCATAAGTGTGCACATTGTGGGGCCAAGGATGAATA